GGATATAAATGTCGACTTATAGCTTTATTGATGTCTCCGCCTCCCTGACTGGGCCAACGGGCGTTATCGATCTGGGTTACGGCTCAGCCAACTCGGACGAAGGCATTACCGTCACCATGACGGAGGCCAAGAACACCATGACAACCGGTGCCGATGGCGAGGTGATGCACAGCCTGCACGCGGGTAAATCGGGAACTATCACCGTAAACCTGCTCAAGACCTCCCCGCAAAACAAAAAGCTCTCGCTGATGTATAACGCGCAGAGCCTGTCCTCGTCTCTGTGGGGTAACAACGTGATCGTCATGCGCAATAAGGCGTCCGGTGACATCGTTACCGCGCGCGCAGTGGCATTCCAGCGCCAGCCAGACTGGAACAACCCGAAAGTAGCCGGGACAGTGGCGTGGGTATTTGACTGCGGCAAAATCGACGAAATGCTCGGAGAGTTCTAATCCATGGAATTTGAAATCAAAGGCGTGCAGTACCGCACGGCAAAACTCAGCGTATTCGATCAGCTCAAAGTTTCCCGCAAACTGCTCCCGGTTCTGGCCGGGATGCTGGCTGACTTTCAGGGCATCAAAGCCGCAGCAGAAGGCGGTAACGTTTATAAAACGATGGAAACCGCGCTGCCGAAAATTGCGGATTCACTGGCCGGCATGTCCGATGAAGATACCAACGCGATCATCTTTCCCTGCCTGTCAGTGGTTTCACGCAAAAACGGCAATACGTGGGCACCAGTTATGTCCCAAGGCGCGCTGATGTTCGACGACATCGATCTGATGAGCATGCTGCAGATGGTTGGTCGGGTGGTAGGCGACAGCCTGGGAAATTTTTTGCCCGCACTCCCCGCCAGCGAGACTGCGCCCCAGTAAGCGGTCTGACGCTGGAATCACTTCCTGATGGCGAAGATTTTCTGATGCGCCCGGTTGATGCCGGGTACATCAGCTATTCAGCCCTGAAGGATGGTTCGGTAGATCTGGCAGACATTGCCAGAATGAATGACTGGCTCGACCTGAAGGCTGACAACAATAACCGCATAGAGCGCTGGAGAGAGGCAAATGAACGCTGAGACTATCAAGGATTTTCTGGTAAGCCTTGGCTTTCAGGTTGATGAGGCTGGCGCTCGAAAGTTTGATGCTGTTATCGCCGGAACAACCGCGCAGGCGGTGAAGCTTGGCGTGGCCGTTGAGGCAGCTGCAATTTCCGTTGTTGCCTTTACTGCGAAAATCGCCAGCGGTCTCGACCAGCTCTACTGGGCGTCTCAGCGCACGGGCGCAACGGTCGCGGGCATTCAGGCGATCGGCTATGCCGCAGCTCAGGCCGGGTCGAGTGCAGAAGCCGCGCGCGGTTCGCTGGAAAGCCTGTCGCGCTTTATGCGTAATAATCCCGGCGCCGAAGGTTTCCTGAATCGCCTGGGTGTGCAGACGCGTGACGCCAGCGGCAATATGCGCGACATGGCGTCCATCTTTACCGGCGTCGGCCAGCAGCTCAGCAAAATGCCTTACTATCGCGCGAATCAATACGCGCAGATGCTGGGTATAGATGAAAACACGTTGATGGCAATGCGCCGCGGTATGGGGCAGTTTGGCGCGCAGTATACGCAAATGGCGAAAGCTATCGGCTTCAATGCTGACCAGGCGGCCGCCAGCTCTAACCGCTTCATGACCTCACTGCGGGCATTCGGCCAGATGGCGGGGATGGCGCGCGACAAGATCGGCTCTAATCTGGCAGAAGGGCTTTCAGGCTCTATCGACACGCTGCGCAAGCAAATCGTCGACAACTTCCCGAAGATTGAGCAGACGATTACCAGCGGCGTTAAAGGCGTCCTGTGGCTCGCTGAGGTAATCGGACGCGTTGTGTACCGGCTGATTCAGGCCGGCGGCGACATCATGCAGTGGTGGTCATCGCTGGACAAGTCAACGCAGCGCCTTATCGAGGTGTTCGGCGCGCTCGTTATCGCCTGGCGCATCCTGAACGGTGCGTTCGTGATGTCGCCGATAGGGATGATAACCGCCCTTGGCCTTGCCATTCTGGCGCTCTACGACGATTACAAAACGTGGAAGGAAGGCGGCCAGTCACTCATCGACTGGAAAAAGTGGGAGCCGCAGATTAAGGGCGCCATTAAAGGCGTCGACGATCTGAAAGATGCCGTTATGCGGCTGCTCGGCATTGACCCACAGACATGGACAGCCAAATGGGACATGAGCAACCTCATGGAGAACCTTGGCGAGCTGTCCAAAATGCTGGACGGGATAGCGCGCCTGCTCAACGCCATTAAAGACGGCAGATGGAAAGATGCCTACGTGATCGGGCGCGAGCTGATAAATCAGGGGCAGGGCAGCCCGGACGCATTGCCTGCGGTGTCCGCCAGTGCGGATAATGCCGCTGAGTGGCTGAAGAGCAAAACAGGGTTCGACCCCAGAAGCATCGGCCAGTGGGTGAGAGGGCTTGGCTCTGCAGCGCCAGAGCCGACGAAAGACGGGGCTGCGTTGCTCGGCTGGATGAAGCCAACTCTGGATAAACTTGAGCAGCTTTATCGCTTACCTGAGGGGCTGCTGCGAAGTGTTGCGATCACCGAGTCTGCAGGCAACCCTAATGCGATATCTGGCGCCGGCGCGCAAGGGCTGTTTCAGTTGATGCCCGGCACGGCTAAGGATTTGGGGCTGCGCGGGAACGAGGCATTTGACCCGGTCAAGTCCGCCCAAGCCGCGGCAAAATACCTCGCCCAGCTCTTAAAGGCCAATGACGGCAACCTCCCCAAAGCGCTCGCGTCTTATAACTGGGGTATCGGTAACGTGCAGAAGCATGGCATGGCGCTAATGCCGGAAGAAACCCGAAATTATATCCCGCGCGTTCTCAGCAATATGCCTGCCAGTGGCGCGCAGATCAGCCAGGAAACTAATATCCATATCCACGGCGTTAGTGATCCAGTACAAGCTGGTAAAGCCGTTGCTGACCAGCAAACCTCCGTTAATTCCCGTCTCAGTCAGACACTGGCTACAGGGCCGCGCTAATGGATATTCTCTCAACGCTATTTTCTCTGCAAAGCCGCAAGATAGGGCTGATAGTGCCTGACGTGGTGGTTTCGGAGAAGCACAGCGACACGCTTGAAATCACCGAGCATCCGGTGGAAGACAAAGCGCCGGTGGCTGATCATGCTTTCCGGCGCCCGTCCGATCTGGTGATGGAGGTTGGTTTCTCTGGCGGCGGCTCGCTGCTTGATTTGCTGGACACCTCGTCAATTGGCCTTAGCCTTGGGCTGAGCCCGAAAGAGGTGTATCAGGAACTCATCGACCTGCAACGCAGCCGCGTTCCGTTCAGCGTCACAACCGGTAAGCGTATTTACACCAATATGCTGATCCGTGTGCTGGACGTGACTACCGATAAAACCACCGAGAATGTGCTGGCGGCCACACTGACGCTCAGGGAGGTGTTAATCACCCAAACCCAGAGCGTTAACGTTGCGGACAAAGCCGACATGGCTGAGGGCGTCAGCACGTCAGAGGTTCAGAACTCAGGCGTTAAATCTACCGTCCCCGGTGACGATGCCTCCTTCCTGCAAAAAGTAGCCTGGTGGTGGAGCCTATGAACATCGCTGAAATCCCGCTCACGCCTGATAACCAGCAATTCAACACGGCGATAAATGGCGTCAATTATTCGATTCTGACGCTGTGGCGTGATGATGCAGGCTGGATTATCGATTTGCGCGACAGCAGCGGCGCGGATATTGTCACCGGCATTCCTCTGGTAACTGGAGCTAACCTGCTGGCGCAGTTTTCATATCTCAATCTTGGCTTTGGCCTGGCTGTAGTATGTGACGATCCGGCACAGGATTACCCGACTAAAACCGATTTGGGCATCAACAGCCACCTGCTGGCGGTAACGGAGTAAGCATGTCACAGAACTGGATGCGCCATTTCGAGCTGCAGATATTGTCCGAGAAGGGCGATGGCATCAGCCTGAGTGACTTCAAGGTGGTGTTTAACATCACCTGGACAGATACGCGCTGGCCGCGTGTGGCGATGGTGCGGATCTATAATCTGTCGAAAGATACTGCCTCGCGTATTCTGGGGCAGGAGTTCGCGAAGATTAAGATCATCGCAGGCTATGACGGTATGGGCTATTCAACCGATCAGAACTTCGGTGAGATATTCAGCGGCGATATTCGCTTCACCGTTACCGGCCGAGACAACCCTACCGATACGTGGGTGCTGATTCAGGCGATCGACGGGCATCGGGCTTTCATGAACGCCAGCGTGACCACAACACTGGCGGCCGGATATACGGTTGCAGATGTTCACGCTGCAGCTATGGACAGCTTCAACCCGTATGGCGTGACTAAGGGGATAACCGGCGATACACCTGCTACGGTATTCCCGCGCGGTCGCGTGCTTTACCAGTCAACGCGCAATGTGATGGATAACGTCGCAGCACAATGCGGCGCAACATGGAAGTTGGTTGCCGGGCAGGTTCAGATGGTGCCTATTGACAAATATATTAAGGATGCAATCGTGCTGAACAGCGACACTGGTCTGATTGGTATGCCGCAGCAGACTATGGGAGGCGGAGTGAATGTGAGATGCCTTATCAACCCAAACATCGCTATTAACGGACTAGTTCAGATCGACCAAGCCTCTGTGTATCGCGCCAGCCTATCATCCGATGAAGTGAAAGCACTTCCGAGTCGTGCCAGTGAAAGCAACACAAACGGCAATCTGACGGTGAACGGAACACTGCAACAGCCTGCAAGTATTGCGGCTGACGGCGTGTATATCGTATCGGCTATAGATTATACTGGCGATACCAGAGGCCAGCCGTGGTACATGGATTTAATGTGTATCGCGCGCGGATCTGCGGACCTGCAAACGAACTCATCGCTGAACAGGACTTATTAATGCGCTGGTTAATCATGATTGCTTTGGTTATTTCTGGCTCAGCTTTAGCCGATTCGCAATGTGGGCCATTCAAGCTTGGCACAAGTGATGCCAATGATGGATGGGCGCGCATCAATGGGGCAAGGCCAGAAAGTCAGAAATTCACTTTTCTGAAAGCTAATGGCGATTATGAAAACGTGAAAATGCAGTGGATGGTTCAGCGCGCAGACGCACCAGGTTGGTTCGGAATGGACTACGTTAAGCGCAATGGAAAAGCGATCCTCAATGTCGAAGTAGTCCGCACAAACATGGACGAGCCGCGCCAGTTCTGGACGTATGATTGCCGCCGAGTGAAATAATCTACAGCTGCTAAAATATTATTTTTCGTTCCCGTCTATATGAATTGTCACGTCCTTCATTTCAAGAATTTTGAAAAGCTCCTTTTCGTTTAGTCCTTTTGCATCGATTAAAGCATCACCCTTACGAAATGTGACAGACTTCCCATTACGTGCACGAATCCAAGCGATAATAATTGCAGCAACCGAATAGCAAACATCTTTATTTTGAATGAATTCAAATATGTAACCTACAATATTATCTCCGCCACTTCCTGACGCGGAGTCGAAAGCCATAGCTCTAATCCCCATTTTCCTCGATTCTGGTGGGATTATTTGTTCGATATATGGCTTCATCTCAATACCTGCAGACTTTGAGAGGCGTACCGTGAAAACTGATTTAGTCATAACGTTTGGTGGCTCCATCCGTAAGCGCGCTAAGGCCATCTGGTCACTTTCAGGCACCGTACTCGCTTTAGTGTTTTATCGACATGCCACAATTACTTTTGAAGATGTAGACCTGTCGAATGCAGTAAAGAAGGTTTAACACTAAAACGAAAATTTATTAATCCTGACATTTGATCAGTAACCCGTTTAGGCGGGTTTTTTATTGCCCGGAGTAAACATGTCGGTCAATCCTCAGTCGCTGGCAGGCGGCGAACAGCAGGCAATGAAGGTGCTGTCTGACACCATCTTCTCCATGCTGCGCGTCTCAATGCCAGGCATCATCCAGTCTTTCGACCCAATAGCATGCACCTGCACCGTCCAGCCAGCTATTTCAGGGCAGGTCGCTGATGAGGCAGGTCAGTTTAAATCTGCGCCCCTGCCGCTGCTCGTCGACGTGCCGGTAGCCTTTCCTCGCGGTGGCGGCTGCACTATTACCTTTCCAGTGAAAGCAGGCGACGAATGCCTGGTGGTGTTTTCCGATCGCTGCATAGATTTCTGGTGGCAGAACGGCGGCGTGCAGGAGCCTGTTGATCCGCGACAGCATGACCTATCAGATGCCTTTGCATTCATCGGCCCGCAGTCGCAGGCGGAAGTGATAGGCAATATCAGCACCTCAACTATGCAGATGCGCACCGACGACGGCGCAGCTTATATCGAGCTGGACCCAAACAGCCATGTAGTGAACATAGTGGCACCAGGCGGACTGAACGTGACGACTCCCCTCGCAAAATTCAGCGCGGCTGTAACCATCAACGGGTTGCTGACATGGATGGGCGGCATGGTTGGCAGCCTGGCAACCGGAACCGCGGCGAAAATTACGGGCGCCATTGAGTTTATAGGAAGCCTGAAGTCCAACGGCAAAGATATCAGTGACCAGCACACCCATAATGGCGTGCAGTCTGGCACTGGCAATTCTGGCAAGGTGAACTGATGCGATACAGACGCGAAAATGACGATGGTGATTACACCTTCGGACAGGGCGACGACACCTGGCTGATCAACTCACCAGAAACGGTAGCGCAGGCGGTGAAAACTCGCTTCCTGCTTTGGTACGGGCAGTGGTTCCTCGACACGACTGAGGGCACGCCGTGGATTCAGTCTGTGCTGGGCAAACAGAAGCCGGAAACGTACAACCTCGCCATTCGCCAGCGCATCCTTGAGACGCGAGGCGTTAACTCTATCAGGTCGTTCGATACGACGCTGAATACCTCATCCCGCCGCGTAGTGTTTACCGCGACGATCGACACAATCTACGGAACGACGACAGTCACAAGCGAGGCGTAATGGCTCTCAATTTAGATACGCTGGGGCTCTCCGCTACGGTGACCGCCTCAGGGATAAGTGCGCCGGATTACCAGACAATCCTGAGTACTATCACCGAATATTTCCAGCAGATTTACGGCACTGACGCCTATCTCGAGCCTGACAGTAAAGACGGGCAGATGGTCGCGCTTGTGGCGCTGGCAGTACATGATGCCAACAACTCGGCTATTCAGGTCTACAACTCTTTCTCACCGTCCTCCGGCATGACTGACGCCCTCACGCGTAACGTAAAAATCAACGGCATCGCGCGTAAGGCCGCTACTAACTCCACGGTTGACGTGACGCTGACCGGCACGGCAGGCACGACGATCACCAATGGCTCGGTGAAAGACGCCAACGGCGTCATCTGGAACCTGCCGGCCAGCGTGACTATTGACGTCAGCGGATCGGTGACGGTAACGGCTACATGCGCTAATTCTGGCGCTGTTGCAGCTGTTGCCGGCAGCATCACCAAAATCAATACGCCGACGCGTGGGTGGACTGCGGTATCGAATGCCAGCGCGGCGACCGTAGGATCGGCAGCGGAGACTGATGCCCAGCTTCGTATGCGGCAGGTTCAGAGCGTAGCTATTCCTGCGCTGACACCGTTTGATGCTGTTGATGGAGCGATCGCCAACGTAACAGGCGTAACTCGTCACAAGCTTTATGAGAATGATACCGGAGCAGTGAACAGTGACGGCATTCCTGCACACTCCTTAGCGGCGATAGTAGACGGTGGGGACGTTACGGAGATTGCTCAGACTATCCGTGGCAAAAAAGGCCAGGGCGTTGCCACTTACGGCTCTACGACCGTCACTGTGCCGGATAAATACGACAATCCGCACGCAATCAGCTTCTCGCGATCAACTGATGTTCCGATATATGTCGCCATAACGCTTAAGGTTTTCACCGGTTACACCACTCAGATCGGCGAGCAGATTAAGCAGGCGATAGCCGATTACATTAACAGCCTGAAGATAGGCGATGACGTCCTGTTAAGCCGCATCTATTCACCGGCAAACCTCGGTGTCGTGAGCGGCGGCAACGCGAAATACTACGACATCAACGCCCTGACAATTGGCAAGTCAGCCAGCTCGCAGGCGGCAGCTAATATCGTCATAGCCTTCAACGAATCAGCATCCTGCAGTACAGCAAATATCGCTCTCACGGTGACGTCATGAGCAAATACACCGACCTGATTACTAACTATCACAGGGGAAAGCCTCTGTTTGTCGATCACGTCGACCTGTCAACGCGTCCGCTTACTGATACTTCCACAGCCCTGCAGAATCTGCTCACTGCGTTCGATATCGACAGTGCAGTGGGCGTACAGCTTGATGTGCTGGGCGAGTGGATTGGGCGAACGCGAATCGTCAGCCAGCCGATCAGCGGCGTCTACTTCTCGTTTGATACCTATGGGGTTGGCTGGGACCAGGGCGTCTGGCAAGGGCCGTATG